TCGTAATGGCGAAACAAGTAACATATACTGATATAGCAAACACGCGGGCTAAGGCTGAAGCTCTTGAAACTGTAAATGCTTATATGAGCAAAAGAAGAGACGCCAGAAGCACAATGAAGCAGGTAGACGAGGGATATAAAAAGATAGAGGACTGGACAGATGATAAGGGAGATTACCATGTCACCTATGGACTGTTTGACGATACAACTGGAAAGTGGAGCAATTTAACAACAGAAACATACGAGGGGATAAGCAAACCAGCTGAACCTAAAAAAGTAGAACCCGAAAAAAGCATAGAAGGAGCAAGACAGCTCTGGAATATATATAATAGAAACGAAGAATTTGAAGATAGGCTTACAGGATACGAGTCGATTGAAGATATGGACCCTACTGCTAAAGAAGCTGCTTTAGATGACTTATATAGAGACGCAACTGCAAATGTAACAAAGGACGATAAAGCAAAATCATTAACTATAGAGGGACTTCGTACAGGAATTGGGTTGTATCCCAATTTACCCCCTTCGTATGAAGCTCGACTAAATGAAATAGATACACAGGTAAAAGCAGGAACAGCAAATATAAATAGTCAGGAAGTCCAAGCTGCTTTAGGAGATTTGCAAAAAGATTATCAGAGCTGGAAAAAACCATCGCCAAACGATAAAGCTGGACCCATTACAATAAACAATCTTAGAAATCTAGCCAATCTTAGAAATGTATCGGATGTATTTACCCCTCAAATAGCTATACTGGCGGAATCTAACTTAGATGTTGGAGGTTTCGCTTGGCAAGAAGCAGCAAAAGATATAAAAAAAGATATAACAAACTGGAGTGAAAAAACAAAGACTGAGCCAACTCTATACAATATGAATACTTTGCGAACTGGTATTAATTCAATGCCAGAGGGCGCGGATAAAAAGACTGCTAATAGGCTATTTGGCTTAATGGAAAAGAATCCTGATGAAAATTCTAAAGAATATGCAGCGTATGGGGCAAGAATTGCGACTTTAACTGGGAAGACACCTGAAAAAACAAAGACCGAGCCTACTCTACATAATATAAATACTTTACAAACTGGCGTTGAATCAATGCCAGAGGGACCTGCTAAGAAGACAGCCACTAAACTAATTGACTTAATGGAAAATATTGAGGATGAAAAATCTAAAGAATATGCAGCGTATGGGGCAAGAGTTGCGACCTTAATTGGGCAGACACCAAAAGCATCTTCCGAAAAAATTGTCTATACCAAAGAGAATGTTAAGAAAGCATTAGAGCTTTTTCCTGATAAAAAATCTGACGAATATTTAAAGGCAGAGCGTTTATATAAATCAGGTTTAAATCTATCGGGAAAAGAACAGCAAAGAAGATTTGAGCAAGCAATGTCTATGGTTCCTGCGACTGCAACTTCTGGCACTAGCGGCAGGGGAGAGTTCCCACACTTAGACAGAAGAGAATCAATAGCATATAATGATATGATGCGAGTTGCTTACCAAGCCTATCCTAATTTTGGTGAACTTTCATTCGATAAGGACTATATAGTAACGCCAGATATGCAAACTGCCTTTAGAGTGTGGCAACACAGTAGGGTAGCCGAAGATGCCGCCAAGGATAAAAGAGAGTATACAGGGCAAGTGGTTCATGCCTCAGAACAAATAGTGTGGAATAAAAGTTTAGCAGAGAGTAAATTATTTAAAGATTTTAGTGCAAACCTAGAAATGAGAGAAAAAGCAAACAATATTATGTTAAAGTTTAGTGAAGAAGACATAAAGGCAAGGAAGCATCTCCCCGAGATGAAACAGCTTTTATTTAATTGGGTAAAGGAGCGAGGTCAAAGGATGGAGAACGACCCCGAGCTTTACTATACATTACTTGTTACGCAACCAGCTAGCAAGCACGATTTTGATAGATTTAAACGTCAGAGTCTAGGCGAAGAATTAAAATTCTTGAGAGACTAAATGGCTATGGGTCAAGAAAAGCAGTACTCAATGAGCCAAGCTTTTGGAGGATTCGAGAAAGAAGGCGAAGAATTATTAAGTATAGATAGCGTAGATGCGCCTCTTATTCCCGTAACAGCTGAAACTCCTCCCCCCCCAGTAGAGAACCAAAATAGTATGTCTGCTATTTTTGGGTCTTTTGATGGCTCTTACGAAGAAGAGGAAGAAGAAAAGATAGCCCCACCACCGAAAGTTCTAAGTTTTAGCCCAGAGGCTTTCAGTAAGAATATAGATTTAATTAGCAACGAACTAACTGGAGCTTTAAAAGATAGATATAATACTGATAATGTTAAGGTTATAGCAAATGCAAAAAAGAGGTCTTTAAAAGAGCAGGTAGCCTTAGCGAGCGCAGGAAAATCTGGAGGTAATATATCCCTTCATAACTTTGGAGCTGGCGCAGATTTTAGTATATATATTGATGGGAAACAAATTACTGGGAGTAAAAAAGATAGTTCCTTTGAAGAAGGAACTGAGCCATTTCAAATATTGGGAGGAATCGCAAAGAAGCATGGATATTTCTGGGGATGGAAAGATGATAGCGGTCATGTTGCTAAAACAAGATTTGTTCATCAATTTATTGAGCAAAATCCAGATTACGCATTTACAGAGGATGCAAAAGGATACTACAATCAGAATAAAGAAAAAGCTTCTTTAAAAGCAAAGTCTTTATTAGAGAAAATGGATGAAATATATGGGGTTGATAACTCTCAAAGACAATATTACGGAGGAGAGCTAACCGAAGACCCTCTTCTAGAGCCTCTCTTTGTAGGCGCTGAAAATAGACTAGAGGAAACTTCAACCGAAGAAATTGCGCTAAATAGTGAGATTAGCAGAATAAAATCGGGTAATAGCAATATTGATGAAGAGAATGTCTCAACTTCTCTTCCCGTGTTTGATGTTGCAGGTAATATTGAAAAAATAGATGTAGACGCCTATGCAGAATCAACTGGCATTGATGAAGAAAGCGCTGAACTCGAAGCCCATGAAGTTGACCTCGAAAGAAAACGCAAAGAATTAAGAGATAAATTTCCTTTAACTGCTCAATTTCAATATTCGGAAGCTCTAAATCTCCCTCTATCTACAGTCGAAAAATTAGCCGATGATATTCGCACCAATGGAGCATATCCTTATCTTGAAAACTCTCAAAATCCCGAAATTGCCCCAGAGGCTTTGGTCGTAGCGCATATCAGAGCTACAAATCTGGAAATAAGTAATGCTCCAGCTAAAGATTCATGGAATGAATTTGCAACGATAGTAAGAGATGCAGTTGGAGATGATAGTTATGGGATTCCCGGGACAGGTTCTAATGCCTTAAAAGAAGTTTTCGCAAACTCTTTACTTGGAGCTGCTGAGCTTGGAGTTGGGATGTATGAGTTTGTTAAAGTTGGTGGAGAAGCTGTCTTTATGCCAGAAAAGATGCCTGAGTTTTTAGAGATGGTAGGTGGAATGATGCATATGATGGTTGATGAACCCGCAAATTTAATAGTAGCTACGGGGGTTCATCCGCATCCTGAATGGAATCTATTATCTGAAAAAGGACGCCAAAGAGTAAGAGACTCTCGATTAAGAATTTGGGGGAACCCTGTCGCTCCCGTTGCTATCGCAGCAGGTTGGAAGCATGTGCCAAGGCAGTTTCATAACATGAAAGTAAAGATGGCTGAAAAGCTCAACCAAGCTGAAGGTGCTTTGAATTATTTAGAGTGGAAAACTAAGTCTGGAGATATAGTGAGTTTAGACCCTAAGGTTAAATTCACACCAGAGATGGTTGAACTTGCTGAAAACCTATCTAAAACTAAACCTCCATTCAGAGAGGCTTTAAGAAACGCAATCGTAGAGGCAAAACAAATCGAATTAAATTTTCAAGAATCTATTGCAAAACCTGGTCCAAGAAAGCCGAGGACTACAAAAACAGACCCTAATCATAAACTAGATTTTGATAAGCCTATCCCAACGAATAAAAAGGCTCCAACTAAGAATCAGATAAAAAAAGCAAAAACATTAGAAAAATCAAGATACGACAAAAGACGCGAGGCACAACTTTCGCAAGAGCAGAAATCTTTAGTTGAAAATATATCAAGTATAGAAAAACAATTAAAGTCTCAAAAGTCTGATTTAACCCCAAGGCAGATTGAGACTTTACAGAAAGCTTTAGATGCTAGCAGAAATTTAATCACTAAAACACAAGCAGAGATGGTTCAAAGGGGAATGAATGTGGTGGAACATCTAGAGGCTGGGATAGGGCTTACTAAAGCACAAGCTAGATGGGTTAAAAATAGATTGATAAAAGGCGGAAAGCTAGGTGTAAGTAAATTCAATAATTTTATAAGCAGAGGTATTGGAGAAGGACCTTATAGTTTCAGTAAGAATAATAAATTCTGGACACCTGAGGTTGAGAACTTAAATACGAGACTAACTTGGCAAAATAATAAATTAAATCAATGGGCTTTTGATAGTAAATCTACCAAATGGGACTCTATGATGGAGAACTTTTTTGATTATAACTGGAAAGCTAGAAAAGCTATTATGAACTCAGATGCTACAAATCAAATGAAGGCTGATGCTATAGCTGGATTAGAGCTATTAAGAGGCGCTAACAGTAAGACTTGGTTTGAACTTGAAAAAGGGGTTGAAAGAATAGAAAAAGGTCTTAGTCAGACTGACATATCTAAGCTAGATGGTTATGTGCAATTTCATAGAGAAATTGAAATATATAAAAGAAATCAGCAGACAATAATAGACAAATCTAAGGAGATAGTTGAGTTGCAGGGTGGGAAGCAAACTGCTGAGGTTAAGAAAACTATAAGAAAATTAAAAAAAGAGGTAAAGAACGCAGAAAATTATAAATATTCTTTACAGTATATAGTAGACCCAGCGACAGGAAAGCGAGTTAAGTTAGAGAAAGATGGAAAACTCGCGATGGATGACCCTAATATGCATATAAATAATATGACGAAATGGCTTGAAGCGACTAGACATGAGAATCCTAAAATACACGAAAGAGCTATGGAGGTTTTTGAACTCTATAGAAAGAACCTAGACGAAATGATGGAAATAGGTAAGGATAAAGAATACAGTATTTATACGCCAGAGTTTTATAGCACCCTTTCTATGTATGATTACCAGAAGAAAAGATATATAAATAAAATGTCTAAATTAAGAGGTGATTATAGAGAGCTTGGCTCTGGGGTTGTAAAATTTATTGATAATTATACACATGGATTAAAGGCTGGAAGCGCTGGACCTCTAAATAATAATTGGAAATCTCTTTATTCAGATGCTCTAACTGTAAAGAATAATATGATATTTGAGCAAAGAGCTAATGTTGGGCTTGCTAAATTTATTACAGAATCGCCCAATAATGGATTTGCTAGATTAATCAAAAAGGGAGATAAGGTTCCTCAAGATTGGGGAATAGTAGAATATAGGGAAAAGGGTATATCTAAAAGGATAGCACTAGACCCTCATTTTTATGAATCGTGGGTAAAGTCAGACCCTCAAATAACAAGCATGGGTGCAAATCTAGTTTCTCATATGACTGGGGTTAAGATTACTAAAGCAATGGCGACGGGGTATAACCCCATGTTTGCTATTAAAAATATGGCTCGGGATATAGGGTATGTATATTTTAGAAGTAATGAGTACTCTTCGTTCTTACCTAAGTTTGTTGGGGAAATAGGAATGGATTATATGAAAACGGCAGCAGATGCTTTTGGAAGAAAGGGTGTATATAAAGATTACATAATGGAAGGTGGCGGAATGTCTTGGCTAACCCTCCAAGGGCAAACTAGGGTAAAAGGAATACATAAGCTTAATTCTCGCCTCGAGGCTACAAAAAAAGTTTTAGGGTATATTGGAGAGACTAGTGAGATATGGACAAGGCTAGCCGTAAGAAACAGGGCAATGAGAAGGGATGGAATGACAGGAAGACAGGCTACAGCGCATGCGAGAGGAATAATGGATTTTAATTCTGGAGGAAAGCTCTCAAAAATGATGGATAATGCAATTCCATATTTGAATGCTTCAATGGTTGCTTCAAGGGGAATGGCTCAATCTTTTTATCAGAATCCCGGGAAGTTTCTTGCAAAATCTGCTCAGGTTGCTGGAGTAACGGCTTATCTATGGTATAAAAATGCAGAGAATGCCAAAGAAATGAGGCATCAAATAAACCCAAGAGAAAGATATGATTATCATATTGTTTTTATACCGGGGACTGAGCATACTGATGAAAACGGACGCTCTGTGATGGATTACCTTAGAATACCGAAAGACTCAGCGTCAAAGCTAACGACTGCTATAACAGACTATATGATGGAAAGCCAGTTTGGGGATGGAGAATATTCCGCTAAGATGCTAGACATCATAAAATGGTCAATCAATGAGATGTCACCTCTTGATGCATCAAAGTTTATTCCTCCCAGCTTAGGTCTTTATTTAGGTTTTGAGTTTAATAAAAATTCTTATACAGGATATGATTTGCATAGTGTGAACAGAGCCGCTGATGCTAGCTTGCAGACCAACTACAAAGAAGATGAGTATGTAAGAGATTTCGCGGATGAATGGAATGGTCTGGTAAACGATAATTGGCATGTTAGCCCAGCAAAATTACAAAACGGCTTAGACGAACTAGCTATATCCCATAATTTTTACGTCGATGTGGCTGCTGGCGCGTATAAACTCTCAAAGGAAAATAAAGATATAAAAAGCTATAAGGTAAGAAATGTAGCACCTACAGTAGAAGGACTGAGAGATGATATTATAAGACCCTTATATAGAACTACGTCATCAGTAAATCAGGAAGCTTATACTCAAATAAAGGACGCCAGAAAGTTTCATTCTACTTATATAGCTTCAAATACGCATGCTTTTAACGATATAATTGCAAAGGCAGAGCGTGGGATATGGGACGCAGACAGGGAGTTCATGAATTTCGTGAGGACGATTGAAGACACTAATGAACAAAATAGATTAATCGGTAAGTTTAAATATTATAAAAAAACAGGAGAATTTGTTACTACGGCTGAGAATTTGATATTGAAAAATAAAAACGACCAGCCTCCAGTTAAAGCTCTTGCTATTTTATCAGAGGTGGTAAGCACAAAGATGGATGATGATGAGTTCGAAAATTTCTTAGCGCAGTTAAAAGCTGCTGAATTTTTAACTAAACAAACAGCTCTATGGTTGCACGTTTATCGGGATAATAAAGTTATGGATAAGTTTTATGGAAAAACTTTCGGAGAAGAGGAACTTGAGACTATGAAAAAGAGAATGGAGCGAATAAAAGCAGTTGCCAAGAAGTAAATACACAAACGCAAACTTAGGACAATCTCCCGTTACAGGACCTTTTGGGTTTCCTCTAAGAAATAATGAGGGTTCTGAAAATGAAATCCGTGTAGCTAAGAAATCTGGAAGATATACGCTAGCAATTAAAGCTGACAATGCATGGCGCTATTTTGATGAGAACTTAAAAGTTGCTACTGCTAGCACGCTAGGTGCAATGAAAGTTGGTTCAGGATTAGCTATAACAGGAGATGGAACTTTATCTGCAACTGGCGGAGGCGGTGGTGGAAGTGGTGATATTACTGGAGTTACGCTTACTAGTGATTCTGGTACTGCGTCGGATACTACAGCTAATGTAGACTTAACTATAGCTGGTGGTAATGCTATCGGGACTACAGCGACAGGGACGACTGTTACGATTAATCATACTGACACTTCGTCTCAGGCATCTGTGGACAATAGTGGTAGAACTTATATACAAGATATAACGCTTGACACATACGGTCATATAACGGCGATTACTTCCGCAACTGAGTCAGTAACTAATACTGATGTAGATGTTTCTGTCGCCAATCTGAAGACAAGACTCGCTGGTGGATTTGGCAGTAATGCTGTAACTATTGGAGATAGTGATGATGTGGTTACTATTGCAGGCAATTTAGTTGTCTCAGGCACATACATAACCGCAGATGTTGAAACAATCTCCGTAGAAGACCCTCTCATACAGCTAGCAAAAGCTAATCCAGCTGATTTGCTCGATGTTGGGTTCTATGCTAAGTACGTCGATAGCGGAACTAAATATACAGGTCTATTCAGAGATGCTAGCGATTCTGATAAATGGAAACTATTTGATTCTACTGGCAATTCACACGAAGCTCCAACTACTACTGTAAACACAACTTCAGGTTTTGCTCTTGGATATTTGATAGCCGCTACTTTTGAAGGAGCTTTAGTTGGAAACGCTACTACAGCAACAACCGCTACTAATGTAACTGTTGCAGATGAATCTTCTGACACTACTTGTTTTCCATTGTTTTCTACTGCTGCGACTGGCAATCTTCCGCCAAAAAGCGGAACTAATTTAACATTTAATTCTAACACAGGAATGCTAACGGCTACAGGATTCACAGGACCATTAACAGGTACTGCTAGTAAAACAACAGTAACAGATTCAACTGCCGATACAGCTTTTGCTGTAGTATTTCACGATGGGTCAGATGCTCTATTGGATGATACTGGTACATTAACATATAATCCTAACGATGGAGCTTTTACAGCCCATACTTTAAAGATTGATGCCTCGTCAACATCTAGAATATATGTAGCAAATGAAGCTGGGGGTACAACTCCTAGTGTTGGAACTTCTGGACAAGCGATAATAAGTTATGCAGCTAGTGGCGCTCCTTATTGGGGGAATCCAATACCATCTTCAAGCGGTAGTGAGGGGAGAATACAATTATCTGGTGATAGTGGAGTAATTACCTCATCGTCATATTTTGGGTTTGGAGCTTTAGACGCAAGCCCTCTTGTCCTAACATACGCTGGCAATATGAATATAACTGGAGCTTTTGAAGTAAAAAATGGAAGTACGAGTGCTGGATATATAAATTTTTATGAAGATAGTAGCAATGGCACTAATAAAGTCACTCTTATTGGTCCAGCTTCAACTGCTGACATAACTCTTACCTTACCTTCTGCGGCTGGTACAATTATTGGGACAGGAAACTCGACTTCTATAACATCAGTTGGAACAATTACGGCAGGTGTTTGGAATAGTTCAACAGTAATTGCATCTGCTTATCTTGATGCAGACACAGCTCATCTTTCTGGAACACAAACATTTAGCGGAGCAAAGACTTTTAGTTCCAATCTTACATTGGCGGCGAATCTAGTAATTACAGGATATAAAATTACTGCAAATACTTCTGCTGGGGCTGGGGCTGGAGTCGGTACTGCTGGGAATGCATTATTATCTTATGGGGCTGGTGGTGGAGTATACTGGGGAACCCCAACTTCAGGTCCTGCTGGTAGCACCGAGCATGTTCAGTATAATGCTAGTGGAGCAATGGCTGGAGAAGCAAATTTTAAATGGGAATATGCTGAAAATAATTTAGCGATTGATGGGACGATTGGGGTTACTGGCGCAGTAACTTGGGCTAGTGGTGGTTCTGCAAATGCTAATACGGCTTATACCCATAGTCAAGTAAGTGGTGGAGTTCACGCAACAGACTGGTCTACTTTGGCTTTAGGTGCAACAAGTAGTACCGCATATAGGGGCGATAGGGGAACGACTGCATACGACCACAGTCAAACTTCTCACGCTCCTTCAGGAGCAGAGGCAAATGTTTCTGGTAATAGTGGTAATGCCGCTGTTTATGATAATGGAGGTACACCAACATTAAAGTCTGGTATAACCGCAGCAGAGATGAGAACTGCTATCGGAGCAGGAACTTCAAGTTTAGTAGTAGGGACTTCTGGCGGAACTGCTCTTGAAGGGGATACTACTATTATATCATTAGGCTCTACAAGTTCTACTGCTCATAGAGGCGACCACGGAGCAACTGCCTATACTCATTCGCAAGCTTCGCACGCACCTTCCGATGCTAATAATTACACATTACCAAGCACAGTAATTCACGAAAGTGAATTGTCAAATGCAGTTGATTCAACAAGTACCACAACAGGTGCTAATGTAGCTGGGGTTAAGTTGGCTTACGATAGGGCTTGGGCTACAGTAGACCACGCTCACAACGCCAGCACTTTAACTGGCTCAACCCTTGCAAGTGGAGTAACTGCAAGTTCCCTTACTTCAGTTGGTACTCTTACTTCATTGACCAGTTCAGGTGACATTACTACATCTGCTGATAAAAGATTAAGTATAGGAACTTGGGATAATGCAGCTTTTTCAGGGAGTGCTATGTATGGGTTAAGTATTACTTCCTCGGCTCCGATAGTACATCTTGCAGAATCTGACGAAAGTGGTAAAAAAGCATATTTTGGAATGTCAGGGGGTAGTGCTTATTTAGGTGGAAACAGTATAACAAGTTTAGTATTTCAAACAGGAAGCGGTACTTCTGCCTTAACTCTTGACTCCTCTCAAAACGCCACATTTGCTGGGGCAATTACTTCTTCTCATTCAACTACAGGTGCTGCTGCTGCGACAATATCAAATACTCACGCTGACGGTTTAGGTTTGTATGTAAGAGCTGCAAGTGGAACGAATAGAGCATTCAATATTAGGGATTACACGAATGGTAATGATTTGTTTTATGTGAGGGGAAATGGTGATGTTGCTATAGGAGCAACTAAAAAATTATATCTTGATGGTGGGGGTAATAGTTATATATCAGAAATTGCAGGAGATGATATTGATATAGTGGCAGGTGGGAATCAATCAATTCAGGTGCGTGGAATTAATACCACATTTGCTGGGGCTGTAACTGTTAATAATTCAAGCCATTCTTCATTAACAATAAATTCACCTTCTGATGCAACTGCTGCTTGGACTTATTATAAACAGAATGGAACATTGAGGTGGGCTACTGGAAGGGAAGGAAATTCAACTAACTATCAAATTGCGAATGGTTCTTGGGGCGTAATGATGGATATGGAGCAAGATGGTGATGTCAAATTTGCTGGGAAGGTTGATATTATCAAAGATATTGGTGGCTTTATCGGATATATATATAATGATAATGGTACAGGTGAAGGTTTAAATATAAAAGTTAAAAGCAATGATGCAGGACAAACAGGTAGATACTTAATTAAAGCAGAAGGCTATGGTAGTTCAGGGGCATTTACAAATAATTTCTTAGTTGATATAGATGGCAACGCCACATTTGCTGGAACTGTAAATGCAGGTGCTGATGTAGTCGCATATTATTCATCTGACCCTACTTTAAAAGAAAATAAAGAATTAATATCAAATCCTTTGGATAAGATTGATAGTATTGGTGGATACTCATTTGACTGGAAAGAATCCGCTGAGGAATATGCTCCTCATTTAAAAGGACATGATTATGGAGTAATGGCAGATGAAATACAAGAATTATTCCCAGAGCTAGTGCAAACAAGAGATAATGGAATTAGAGCGGTAAAATATGATAAATTAGTACCACTATTAATTGAAGGAATTAAAGAATTGAAAACAGAAATTAATCAATTGAAAGGAATAGTATAATGAATGGATATAAAGCTGCAAAGGAGGCAGGTAAGACATCAGTATCTAAAACAGGTGATAAATATTTTACAATTAGAAAGAAATACGACCCTGATACTGGTATAGAATTAGATGAATTAACACAAGAGCATTATATTAGTAATATATCGCTAAGGATTACTGATATTGAAGCTCATATTACTGAATTGACCTCTGAAAAAGAAGATTATGAACAGCTAAAAACTGATTTAGAGGCATTGTAATATGGCGATGCCATCCAGCGGTGCGATTAGTTTGGCTAATGTAGAGAGTGAACATTTTCACGATGACCCAGACCATAGTGTCCCAACGATTCAAGTATCGTTGACTGATTTTAGTAAATCAGCCGCTGGAGAAGCTGGTGGTAGCTACGAAGAATGGGATAGAATCCCGAATATGACTTCTGGTGCGCCATACGCATTATCAGAATTTTATAGCGCACATCACGAGTTTGGTGGTGGGGCATAATAATAATGATTGATAGTAATTATTCTCTTTTGGTAAGTTGAAACGCTATATACACATAAATATATCAAATAAGGAGTACGAATGAAAATTCAACTAGCAATGCTTATTCAAAATGAAGCATTAAAAGAATTAGTAAATCAGCCAATGCCAAGCGCAACGGCGTTTAGAGTCTCTATGGCGGTAAAAGTTATCCAGCCTCATCTGGAAGCCTTTGAAGAAGCTAGGGCGAAAATAATCGAGAAGTATGGAACTGACGGCGAAAACGGCAAAGAGATGAAAGAAGACAATAAAAATTGGGAAAAATTTGTGAATGAGTACAATTCTCTAGTGAACGAAGAAGTAGATATTAAAGTGAAAAAGATAAAAGCCTCAACTTTATCAAAGATTGAGATTAAACCTGCTCACTTAATGTCGCTAGAGTGGCTTATTGAAGAATAAATAACAACTAATATGCCCATGTCAGCTATCTTCGGGCGGTAAGGCATATTAAATAACAAGGAAGATAATATGAGTATTGACAATTTATCAGTAAAAGAAGCAGCAAATGTTTCTTTAGGTGGTGTTGGATGCTTTCTCGAAGACGGGACAACCGCAATAACGGGAAAAAATATTGTAGCAATCCAATTCATCACAGACTCTACCTTTACTACCTTAATTCCTAACAGCACATCTTTTGTCGGTTCATCTGGCGGAAGCGGTGATGCCATTGACTCCAATAATACATTTCCAACTGGATTAACATTATTTGGTCAATGGACAGGGTTTACGCTAGCGACAGGTTCTGTAATTGCTTACGAAGGTAATTTCTAATGGTCATAATGTCTTTAAGCTTAGGGCTAGGGCTTATAAGCGAAATATCAAAAGTAAAAGACCTTTTATTTGGAAACCTTCATACAGAAGATGCTAGAAATCTCGTCTCTGAAGATGGCGGGTATTTAATATTATAGGATAGATTATGGCAGATGTCAAGATTAGTGAATTAACCGCCTTAGCGAGTGCTAGCGTAGACGTAGCAGGAGATGTACTTGCGGTTGTAGATACAAGTGCTACGCAAACAAAGAAAATAGCTGTAGAGAATCTTCTTTCCCCAATAACAATAAATAAAGCAACCGATGTTATAACTAACCTAGGTGCAGTAACCACTTGCGATATAAACGGCGGAACAATAGATGGGATTACATCCCTCACAGGTGGTACAGGAGATTTAAACTGGGATTCTAATACTTTGGTTGTTGATTCATCTGCAAACTCTGTTGGAATTGGTGTCGCAGCTCCTGCTGAGATTTTACACTTGAAAAAGACTGCAACTGACAGCAATGTAATCCTTAAATATGGAAATGATGCAAGAGACTGGATGCTTGGAGTTCACGGAGATGATTCAGATAAGTTTAAATTAGAAACACACGACAAAACAGATGTGGTTGTTGTTACCTCAGCAGGCAATGTCGGAATTGGTATCTCGGCACCAGCCTACGCTCTTGATATTTTAAACTCTACCACTCCACAGTTAAATATTAGTAATGTAACAACAGACAATACTGTAAAAGTCGCTCAGATTACTTGCTCACACTATGACAATGAAGATAAACCAATGACAATGATGGAGGGAAGAGTAGATGGGACTAATAATTATGTAAGACTTGGTGGTGGTAGGTCTGAAGGTACTTCCATGAATATAATGGAATGGTATTTTGGAACTGGTATATCTCATGATGGTGGAGATAAGAAAAGCTCTTTTGATAAAGACAATGTTTATTTTGCTCAAAATGTCGGAATTGGAGACTCCGACCCATCAGAAGCAAAGTTAAGTATTGATAATGTATTGGCAGGTGATAGGGGTCTAAATATTGTTCAATCCCAAAATAGCGAAGCTTTATTTATTGACATGAATGGTAATAATACTGCCCTTTATGTTGATACAACTGGAAGCACGGGCAGAGCATTATATTGCTATAGTAACCAAGGTGCAAGTCAAGGCGACCCATTGGTTTCATTTACAGTAGACGATTCAGGTTTTGACCATTCTGCATTGGCAGTCACAAATACTGGTGTTCATAATGCCATAACAATATTAAACACAGGAACGGGTACAGCTTTTTATACCAGTCAGACAGGGAGCGGGGCAACTGCCCATTTTGAAACAAATGCGAGTAATTCGGTTTCGGGAATGGTCTTAATGCAAAATTCTCATGGGAGCGACCCGTTTGGACTGAAAATAGATTTTTCAAATGCGGCTCCAAACAATACTGGGACAGAATGGTTTATTTATGGGGAAGATTCAGAAGGTAGTGAATTTAATATTTGGGCTGATGGGTCTTTTGTTCAAACTTCAGACAGAAGAAGAAAAGAAAATATAGCAGATTCCTCAAATAAACTCAACCAAATAAATCAACTGCGTGTTGTTGATTATAATAGAATTGGAGATACACACCAACATCTTGGATTGATTTCACAAGAGGTTGAAGAAATTTTCCCACACTTAGTCAGTATTGCTCCTGATGAAGATAAATACCCAGAAGGAGAAGGTGGAACAAAGATGCTTTATAAAATTGGATTGATTCCTATTTTAGTAAAAGCAGTCCAAGAATTATCTGACAAACTTGATACAGCAAACGCTAAGATTACAGCATTGGAGAACGCATAATGGCAGACGTCAAGATTAGTCAGCTCACGGCGCTAGCTTCGGCAAGCGTGGATGTTGCCGCTGATGTTTTAGCTGTAGTAGACACTAGTGTACCGCAGACTAAGAAACTTAGCGTAGAAAACCTTTTAGCACCGATAACCATAAATAAAGCATCTGGTGTCATAACCAATTTAGGTACAGTTACCACCGCTGATATAAATGGTGGGACTTGGCAAGGGACGATAGACGGAGCTTGGACAGCATCAGGAGTAACTTGTGCTAACTTAGGCACAGTATCAGCCGCTACCTCGATTACCTCTACTGCGTTCGTGGGAAACATAGCGGGGAATCTAACTGGAACCGTACTAACTGCATCTCAATCTGCTATTACTTCAGTAGGTACTCTTACTACACTAACAGTAGATGATATTACTTTAAATGGTTCTACTATATCTGATAGTGGTGATTTGACTATAGATTCAGGTGGCAGACTAGATTTAAGTGCAGATGATAATGGAGAAATACGATTATATGATGGCAGTTCAATGTATGCACAATTCAAAGATGATAGCGACCGATTATCCATTGAAGGTTTAATTTCAGATGCCGATATGTTGTTTGTCATCAATGATGGTGGTTCTGCAACAACAGCTATGAAATTTGATGCGGCAAGTGGCGGTGATGCTACGTTTTATGGCTCTGTCGGAATTGGGACTGCGAGTCCTTTATCTGCTGGTCTTGATATTTCTTGGGGAGGATATACTCAAGCACAAACTCACGCACTAACTATTGGTGCAAATATTGGGGACAATACAACAAGAACTGACAATGGCAGAAAAATGGGACAAATCTCTGGCTTCCATTACGACAATCAAGAAGATAGAATATCATTAATGAGATATGATGCAGATTCAAGCACAACAGAATTATTAATAGGTGGAACTAGTGAATTATGTGGAGTAACTACATTAAAATTTTTAACAGCTTCTAGCATTACCGCAACTCCTGTTGAAAGAATGCAGATTGATTCACACGGGACTCTAACTCTCAACGAACACACGACTGACGCTGATAAATCTGCAATGCTTTTTAAATCAACTAAATCATACGCAGATGACGAGTATGAGAACTTTAATTTAGTCGGTACTTCTTCCTTAATAATAATTAGCGATACTACAAGTAATGATGGAGGAGTATTTTTTGCCTCTTATAATAGTGGTACTGTTACTTTAATTGCAGACCCTCAAGGAGAATTTAGAAATACAGATACCGATAATTATATCAACTGTTGGAAGTCTTCTGATACAAGTGAGTTTCATGTAAAGAATAGACGAGGAAGCACAAAAAACCTTTCAGTCGCAGTAATAGGATGCGGTAGTTAGAATGGAGAACGCATAATGCACAAATCAGTAGCATATTTCTTCATAGGATTTATAACAGGACTTGCTGTGGTGGAACTTACCAACGGTAAGCCACCAGTTAAGATTAATCATTCTGTTAATGGCTATCCTATTGGATATGATTATCACTTTAGACCATTGTTTTACAGGAGTGGTGTATATCATTACAATCCTTACAGTCAAGGAAACAATAGTGGCTCAAGAGCTAATACCAGTAATAGTGGCGAGAACAGAGGTGGGGGAAGTAATAGCAATGCAGGAACCAAGTCATTTAACCATACAGCACAGGAAAGAACAGAATCTTGGGGAACTAAAAACTAATGGCTAAAGAAATAAGCGAAGAAAAGATATTGGGTTCAAAATTTACCTTATCTTTGCAGACGATGATAGCTGCTGGTACTGGCTTAGCATCTTTAATTGGGATGTGGTTTGCCTTACAAGCAGATATACAAGAGGCAAAAGAATTACCAGTACCCATGTCTATTTATTCAGAGGAGTATCCGAGTAAACCTGAGGGCTACAACTGGAGTCCTTCCTATGAGCAGTATAAACAGCAGGTGGGCAATCTTCAAGATGACATGGATGAATTGTATGAACTTTTTGAAAAGATACAAGAAGAAATCAATGTTATAGAGCGTAAAATCGTTGAACTAAGGATTCAAGTACAATGAGGTGGTTGCTATTATTATCATTGGCATTTGGACAGCCAGTACAACAAGAAGTAAATGATGACAATTTTTATGGGGCTATCTACAAGGGGATGTGGTTAGTGAGGGTAACCAGTTCTTGGGCAACGGATAATACACAAAACTTCTATATGGGGAAATTTATCGTGGAGGGAGATTCTGCTCATATGGGGACACAAATGATGATTTTACCTTCAAAAAAAGTTCCTCAAGTTGTTAGAAAACTAAGATTAAGAAATTTTCCAAGTGTAGTTTTGTTTAAAAACGGCAAGAAAGTAAAGATGTGGAAAGCAGATTTTGATGGGAACTTAGAGCTTGGCAGGGATGATGTTGTAAAAGCTATTAATTGGTATTCACGATGATAAGCTTTTATCTGCATTGCGTAGTAGCAATAGTTATTGTGATTGCGGATGCAAGAGGAACCCTTGAGCCAACAGTAAAAGCTTGGGAAAAGAAGTTGGGCATACCAGTACCAGAGGCTCAGGATGTCGAAGGGGATTAATGCAGATAGTCAAGTACACATATCTATAGCTTTTTTAATAAAGGCTATGGTTGCTATCTCTATGATGATAGCAGCATACTATCAGATACAAATGAAGTTTGCAAGTATGGACAGAAGTATAGGAGATATGCACGAAGAATTAGTGGTGCTAACTTCTAAAATGCACGATATGGAAAAACAGCACTTAGAAGAGCTTGAGCATCATAACGAAGAATTAGTAGAAGAGAATAAGAGCCTATTAGAGAAAATGGGCTTGAAAAAACGCTAGTGGAGAACAAAGATATAGATAAGTGGCGGTACGATGTTAATTCTCGTCTTGAAGAATTAACAGTTATGAACGCAAAGCAAAGTAGCGAGCTAGCTCACATAAAAGATTCAACAACAGAAATAAAGAATTTGGTTAGAGAGCAAAATGGTAGAGTTAGAAGATTGGAACAATCTAACTCGGCAATTAAAGCTATCGGCTCAATTATAACTGTTGTATTTTCAACCATTATAGCTTGGCTATTTAAAGTAGATTAAGGATGTAAATATGTACGAATTTGTTGATATGTTAGTAGCAAACTGGGAGCTGGTTTTAATTTTTGTCCTCACAATAGACAAAATTGTTGCCTTGAGTCCTACTAAGTGGGATGATTTGCTGTGGACATCAATTAAGAAGGCGCTCTATAAATTAACAGGAAAAGGTAAATAGCATGTTAAAGAGAATAGTATCAAGATTGGTAAGAAAGCATGGAATGGTCGGATTGCTTCTTATGATTGGCGACCATGCAGTAAGAGCAACAAAGTCTAAAAAAGATGACGAAATTTGGGAAGAGGTAAAGTCGCTCCTTAAAGGTTTTGAAGCCTAGCTTTATTTAATATATAATGCCAGAACCACCTATTAAGTGGTCGGTTGAAGAAAGAATAAGAGCGGAGAATTTACTGTCGGAAGGATATTCTTACGAAGCCACCGCAAAAATCCTAAACAAAGAATTTCAAAATAGCAGAACAAAGAGTGGAATCCGCTCCCAAGTAAGAAGTGGGAGGGTGAACCCCGTTAAAAAAGACGAAAACCCTATAATCTCTATAAGCAATGTAAACTCGCGGGTTGGAGAATCTGATGAGTTTGAAAAAGAAGGCATGGATGAGATTCTGCCTGTAGATGACTTAATAGAAGAGCGCATTAAAAAGTTCGGTAGAAAAAAAATCAGTTATGAATACCGAAAACTAATAAATATAAAGATAAAGATAGATGGTCCGATTGGAATTGCCCATTTTGGCGACCCCCATGTAGACGATGATGGGACAGATTTGGCTAAATTATATCACGATGCTAGCACAGTTAATGAAACAGCGGGAATGTTTGCTGGGAACGTGGGTGATATGCAAAATAATTGGGTTGGAAGGCTTACGCATTTGTGGTCTGCTCAAAGCACAAGCGCAAAAGAGGCGTGGGTACTTACTGAACACTTCATAAATAGCGTTCCTTGGCTCTATTTGATAGCTGGAAACCACGATTGTTGGAGTGGCAACGGTGACCCCCTTGATTGGATAATGCGAGGACATGAGGGCGTATACGACCAACACGGCGCTCGTATCAATTTAATATTCCCAAATGGGAAACAAGTACGAATCAACTCTAGACACGATTTTAAAGGGCATAGTATGTGGAATACTGCTCATGGAGTATCAAAGGCTATTCAAATGGGTTGGAAAGACCATATTTTGACATGCGGACATACTCATGTTAGCGGGTATCAAGTGCTAAAAGACCCAATGTCAGGATTGATTAGTCACGCTATAAGGTGCGGAAGCTATAAAACCTATGATAGATATGCAGATGAGAAGGGATTAGATGATAAAAACGTATTTAACTGCCCTGTTACAATTATTGACCCGTATTACGAAGACGATGACAACAGGCTTATCACCACGATATTCAATCCCCAAGAAGGAGCAGAATATCTCAAATGGAAGAGACATCAACATGAAAGTTCTAAAAGAGCAACTTAAAACACTTATCAAGAGGGTGCTAAAGGATGCTAGCTTATATAGCGAGCCAGCGGCGGAGCTAGTTTTTAATACTGGCTGCGTAGAAAGTAATTATCGTGCTATAAAACAGTACCCCAGAGGACCAGCTACCTCCTTCTGGCAATGCGAACCTTTTACAGCTTGCGATATTTGGAAAAATTATTTAGTTTACAGGTCATCGCTGAGAGCTAAAGTCGTGAGTGCTTGCCAAATACCCGAAAGGTACTTGAAAGAGCTTCCGACAATAGACGAATGTGAAGAATTACTGCACGCTAACTTGGCGTTCGCAATATTAATGGCTAGATTGGTTTACAGAAGAGTACCAAAGGCACTCCCAAAAGTGGGCGACATGAACGCGCAAGCTAAGTATTGGGTGAAGTATTATAACGCGGGTGGTAAAGGAACTGTGGATAAGTTCCTTACTGCTACTGCGATAAAATAGTCTATATATAATTAATCCTTGACATATATAGTTATACGTTGCTATATTCAGCGTATATGGTAGATGCTTTAATAAAAATTTCGGGAAGTATTTTTATGAGTGGGCTAGGTTTGTTTTTATTTGGCATAGGCATGGTAATAGTTTTTTTAATGTATGACGAAGCTAAAAAAAGGTGGTAGTTAATCAGATGACAGATGGTTTTTATTCTCCAAAAGAAATGGCAAAATTATTAAGCGTAAGCGAATATACAGTTCGCAAGTGGATAAGAGACGGGAAAATAAAAAACTCAGTAAAGCTTGGTCATAAGACCATTAGAGTTCCGCGCTCTGCTTATGAAAGTTTCGTAGCCGAAAGTAAATATAAATAGAAGGTACGCTCTACCTTCCCCTAAAGATGGGGTTGGTGTTGAGGTTTATTTCTCTCCTCGATATGACCTTTTAGTCGCTTTCAAGGTCGTAGCTGACCCCCATCTCTTTAATAATTGTTCTTGAACTGTAAGTGAAAGAACAATTATAAAGAAAGAAAAGGAGAACCGATGTGGAAAAAAGTAAAAGTTGGTATAAAAAGTATGGAATACGCGGGAAGCCCAAGTCGAGCAAGGGTCGTCGCTTCCTCTGTGATTTACCTGTCGGGTCTATATTTGGAATATCTAGCATTAATTATACGGGGTATCTCTTACAAATCTCTACAGGTAGTTGTACTGTTCTGCATAAGGACAGTCTTAAATATACTAAGATGGGCGAGATTATCGGTAAAGCAGACAGACGAGAATATATCGGGAGGAGAACAGAGGTAGATGTTTGGGGAGAAACTATTGATACGGACAGATTTATTAAACGAAGAAAAACGTTTAGAGACAATTCAAGCGATAGTATCGGTGCTAGAAAGGACAAACGTCTCATACGAATGGCGAAAAAAGGACGAGGAAAAAGAAGAAAAAAGAAGTGATTGTAAAATGTGCGGTAAGGAACTAGAGGACACAAGCGAAGATGTGTGTGTCGAATGTTTTAGGAGCAATTAAAGGAGAATAATAATGGATGATAAAACTCCCCTTGAAAATGAATTTTCAAGACTAGAAGAATTTGAGGGAGAAGCAACATACGATAGCGAGCCATTCGAACAACCCGTTCTTATGGATAGGTTATTGTGGAAAATCAAAAAGCTAGAAGAAGAGATTGCCAAGTACGAAGATAAAAAGCAATCTAGCGTAAGCTTTTATGATAGATGCCAAGAGAAGTTGCAGAAGCAGATAGATTATAGGGGCGGTATATTAAAACAATACATGCAACATCATGGATTAAAGACAGAAAAATTTAGCAACGGAACCCTATCTGTCAGAAAAAGGACGAAAATAAATTGGGATAATTCAACAGTCGAGGATTTGGTAGAATACTCTGACTTAAACGAAATCCCTAAGAAGATAGATGTAAAGCCTAATAAATCTCTAATTAAAAAGCGCATGATGGAAACAGGGGAGTTTCCTAGCGGTGTAGAGGTGGAAGAGGTAGAAGATTTTAACTTTAAAACTTAAATAAAGGAGAATAACATGCCTGTTAATATATTCGGCAAAGAGTACAAAACTGTCGCAGAGCGATTAGACGAACTCTATAAATCGGGTAAAGACTACTCGTTAAACACCGAACTAATCAGTTGGGAAAATGGTGTTGTCATTATGAAAGCTACTCTTCAAATTGGAGAGAACACCTACACAGGACACGCTTACGAGGTCGAAGGCTCTACTCAGATAAACAACACTTCTGCACTTGAAAACTGCGAGACAAGTTGTATCGGTAGAAGTCTAGCTAGTGCGGGAATGGGCGGAAGCGAGTTCGCTTCAGCCGACGAGTTGGCAAACGCCCTAGGACAACAGAAAGCTAGCACGTCGCCGCAGGTACGCAGCCAAGCTAGCGAAAGCGTATTCCCGACGACCAATACATCCGTGTCTTCTAAGCTAGTTTGGAGCAAGTCCAATAGAACCATTACTCCGATTCACTTTGGCAAGCACAAGGGAACAAGTTGGTCTGAAGTAACCGCGAACTATCTTGATTGGCTTGCCCATAAGTCTAGCTTGGGAGAAGAGTTGAAGAAGTATGCAACCGATGAATTGGATTACAGAAACACCTCACAAGATTATGAGCGCCCCAAAAACGAATCGGGAGTTATCGGAGTAGATGACCCGAAGGCATATAACAAGGCGGTTGAGAAAAATAAGGGGGGCGATGATTTAAAAGAAAAGGCGGAAGGTATCATTAAAAAGATGGAAGAAAAGGCGGATAAAGAGGAAAAAAAGAAGCCTAGAGGTAAAGCAAAGTCTAAGGCTACCGCTAAAAAGGAAGAAAAGAAGCAAATGGCTTGGGATGATATAGCAAAGGCAGAGGAGTTAGACGACGAACTACCATTCTAAATTTTAATAAACAAAGGAGTTAAAATGGAATCTAAAGCAGTTTTCATAAGAAGCGGTAAGGTTGTTGGTAATGTAATAGGGGAGACATTCCACAAGAAAATGGATAGTAGAAAACATTTTCTACGAAAACCACCCGCAATAGCGTTTGACGTAAAGTCTATCGAGAAGGCAGAAAGATATGGCGCAAAAAGAGTATTAGTCTTTGACACTCACAAACATGAGACTTATACTGCAACGATTGACCAAATCTACAATAAGGGGATGGATGTCAATAGAGGGTTTGGAAAGCAGATAGCACTTCCCTTATCGTATTGGAAAATAGAATCAGCCAATGCAACACAGTTGGAGTTGTTAAATGTCGCCTAATCCATCTAAGCAAAAAGGAAATCGTCTAGAGCGCGCGGTTGTTAATGCTCTCAAAGAGCATGAAGTTAAAGCTACACGGAGTTGGGGAAGCGACGGGAGAAGCATGGGTCTAGCAGAGGAAGTCGATGTCCTTATCGACCACGAAGGTCTAAAGCTAGCATGCCAAGTAAAAGCTCGTAAGAAGCTCGGTAAATTAGTGAAGCCCGACACCAATGTTGTAGATTGTCAAGTAATCAAAGAGGATAGAGGAGATGTTTTCTTTATCGTAACATTAAATAAATTTGTGGAGATTTTAAAAAATGGTAGTAAGTAAATTAGACCCCACTTTATTGCAAAGTAATACTTGTAAGCAGATGAATAGAGTTATTAAATCTTTAATGACTATAATTAATAAGAGAGGCTCAGAAATTGACTATACCGATAACGACGAGATTGTTTTGAAAGAGGCAAGACAAGTCCTTAAATCATGTCGTGTTGCAAACGCTAAGATATTTGGCGGTGCAATAGCTAAACGTAAAAGAGAAGCGGAAGCAAAGTTGAGGGGATATGACCGATATGGTAGAACTAGCGGTAGGTGATAGAGTATCCTATGTAATTGACGAGGATGTTCATGGTTGGGAAACTAAGGGATATGGGGAAATAGTATCAATTTCTCACAATGGTAATAAAATATTTATTAGAGATGCAACCGCTAGTAAATACGTTTGTGTAGAAAAGGGTATAGTAACAATACAAAAAAAAGGAGAATAACTATGGGGAAAGCACCCGCATTTCAGTTTTATGCGAGCGATTTTTTAAGCGACATGAAAGTCGCTACAATGAGTATGGAAGAGCGCGGAGTTTATATCACACTACTTTCGTATGCTTGGCTAGAGAACGGGTTACCACCTGTCGAACAAAAGCTAGCAAGACTGTGCGGAAACCCAGAAAACTGGGAAGCTATCTGGGAAGTTGTTAGCGAGTGTTTTTATACCGACGATGATAACAAGCTAAAGAACGCTAAGATGGAAGAAATTAGAGAAACGCTAACTTCATATAAGCAAAAAATGAGCGAAGCGGGTAAAAAAGGCATGGAAGCTAGGTGGAAAAATAACCAAGTTAAGGCTAGGTTAAAGCAAAGCTATAACTCTTCGTCTCCTACTTCAACTACTACTTCAAATACACATATAAAAGCAAAAGATAAAATTGATTGGGTAGAATTTATGAATAAATGGAATAGTATTTGTGGTCATAATTTACCGCAAATAAAGAAATTAACCGACAGTAGAAAGAGAGCCATAAGAAAATTCATAAAACAAGACGTTGATGTTACAGCGTTCTTCCTTAGGGTGTCTGATTCTAGTTTTTTAAGTGGAGTATCAGAAAATAGCAGTTGGATTGCTGATTTTGATTGGGTCTTAAAAGAATCTAACTATATAAAGATATTAGAGGGAGTTTATGATGATAAGAAAGAAAAGAAAAAAGAAAAAAAGAAGAATACTCCTGTCATTTGTAGTGAATGTAGTTATAAATTCATCACAATAGAGCCACAGCTTACAAAACTAAAGTGTGAAAAGTGTGGCGAATATGGAGTTATTTCACAGAATGAATACAACTATATATACAACAAAAAATAAAGAAGTGGGTTTGGCATTTGAAAAAGTGATAATAGGTTGGCAAATCTTCTCACCTTTCTCTAGTGTTAAACCCAAAATATTACAAACTTAGGTCTAGCGTTATCCCTTTTACTATCATAATCCCCTCGGTTGTCATCTATCAAAAGGGGTGTGGCTTGTTTACCTCCTTTGTCAAGCCCGCTAGACCTGAAATTAAACCTGAATTAACAAAAGCTAGCACGACGCCACATTTGCTGGGGCGCTAGTACCAACTCCGACATTACCACATGAGTAAAAAAAAAGAACATTATCACGCGATAAAGAAAGAAATATTGCACGAAATCATAGATAATTTTTTAAGGGGGAAGGGAATAGATAGCGCGAAAAGTGTAATGTACCTTACAACTGATATTTTAAACGCGCTACATAATATCGAAGATAAAATTAATAAAAATAATTATTTAGAAAGTATAAGTAATAACGATATAAGTTAAAGCGCTACTTTTTGGTGTATTGTGTGTATTAAGTAGTGTTTTGATTGGTGTGAGAAGTAATCTCATAAATTACTACCAAGAAAAATGGGGTGCTAGGATTGCCTAGCTCCCCATTTTTTTGTGTGGAAGGGGCGCTAGGCTTCTGCCTTACCCTTGTCGGAGTCGGATTGCAACTTAGCAAAAGCCTCAACTATTGCCTCGGTCTTATCCAAGGTAAAAGCTACTCCTTTTTTTGTGGGAACTAAATCCCCGCTAGCTTTGTCTTCCGTCCACAGTCTAATCTGTCCGAATGTGTTGCCATTAACAATATCCTTGCTAATTTTGATTACGGATTTATTGCCCGACTTTATTTCTGCATATATCATTTTTATAATATGCTCCTTTCTTATCTTAGTTAAGTTTAAACTTATCAAGTTGATTGTATTCGCCTTCTAGCGAGATAGCAAAGCCATCTAGCGACTTCATTAGGTCTTCGGAGTCCACATTTCCTAGCATAGCCTTATCTTTTATAAGTTCAGCCATTTTCTCCGCCCTACGTCTTATGTTTTTTACACGCTCACACAATCCGCTATACTCTTCGCACCGCACACTATCAACAGATTCCCAACCTCTAACTAGCTTGTCTAGTCGTACGCTTGGGATTGAATCGCTACGATAGTGATTAGTTTCTAGTTGCTTTTTCATCTCGCCTATTAGAGCGACTTCAAGCAAGTCCAAAGATAGCGCGGTAGCTTTATTCCCTTTTACATACTCAAGGAATCTTGTGCCTTTATCTCTGTATGGGTCGGTAAACTTCTTGTCGCAAAGCCTATTAACCCTAGTCTGAAACTCAGACAAGCGCTCATCTACTTTATTAGAGAAATACTTTCTCTGTTGTTGGTTCATGATAACTCCTTTATTTAGTTAAGTTTTACTACCAACTCGCATGGTAGTAGTATTCCGCACCGCCCTGTTCGGCAATAAGTTTCCCTATTAACTCAAGGGTATATCTACAATCCTCAAAATAACCTTCGTCATAGTTTTGCCCACCGAAAAAGAACCCTTCCGATGTCGGCAAGGCATCTTCGGGCTTAGTTTTTCCCCCTAGCACATCTCTGATGGTGCTAGCTAGCTTTGTTAAGTCGTCTTTTGAGACATACAAGTCTCTACAATCATCGACTCCCTCTGCTGAACAATTTTCTATGAACCACCTGTGAATATGGTTAGCTTTTCTCCAATATCCAACCTCCTCTGTAATATAGCCTATTCTTTCTAGCTTTATTTTGTTCTTATCGACGAAATCGCCACCTATATTTAGGTTATGTCCTTCGTCGTGCCAATCTTTTCCTCGATATTGACCGCCATAATAGTGCTTTTTGACCATATACATATCTAATCCCATGACTACACTCCTTTTATTATTTAAGTTTTATGTTAGGCTCAATAGTTTTATTTGTCTGCGTTCTCCACCTCGTGAGATACGTCCACTTTAATGCTATCGAGCCTATCTGAACTAAAAAAGTCGGGCAAAAGAGAAAAAACAAAAACTCTTTTACCCTCGCCATCAAAAAAAACCTAGAAACCATACTAGGACAACAAATTGATGACTAAAATTCTCACTCACAAATCTCCTTTACCGATTTTAATGTTTTTTTAGATAAATTCAAAACATTTTTCAATTCTTTTTCTTCACTAAATATGAACTCCTTGATTTCATTATCTACGGAAACTAAACTCTGAAAAATAGAGGATAATTCGGGGTTTTCGCTCACTTCTTTTAATGACATCCTGTCCATACTGCCCTTCATTGATGTGATTGAGCATGATATATTAAATACCATGTCGCCAAACCTAGCAACTGTCTCTGCTAGCATCTTCGCTTGGTCTGATATGCCACTCAATTCACTAAGCAATTCTTTTGGTGCGGTTTTTGACATCTTCTTTCTCCTGTTCTGTTTTAATGCCCTTTAGAGGAAACTTTTTTCTATGAGTTTTCTTTTTTAGGGCGCTTTTCTTGTTACTAAAATGCGACTTCCAATTCACGCTAGCCCTCTCCTATAATATCATCTAGGCTCAAGTTAGAATCTTTCATCAATTTCTTAACCGCCTTACCAACATCTTTATTGTCGGCAAACTTGCCATCGGTCTTTTCTATCTTGCTAATAATATCCTCAGCCATGCTTTTCATCTTATCGTCTAGCGCCTTTTGGTCATATTCACGCTTGGTAATTTGCACTCCATACCCGCCTTTTCCGTTGCTTTCCCTAAACTCAGTAATCACAAAGCTATGTTCCCTGTCGAGACAACCCGACTCCTCTGCTAGCGCATCAATATGTGCTTGCCAACCCACTCCGCTAGGCTTAGTTCCCGCAGTTTTAAAGATAAAATCTTTCAACTGCATCACAAAAAACCCGAAAATTCTAACTTTTGCATCCAAGTTGTCCTCTTGGCTTATTGAATTACACACTATCGAAGTAAAGTGTGTCATAATTACCGCAAAGCCTTCTCTTGCTTTTTCTGTGTCGCAAATCTCTGACACTCTAGGGATATTGTCTAAAATTGAAGTCATAATTCCACTCCTTGTTGGTTTCCGTTTGTTTTATTATTTATATCTATACTTCGTATAGAGATATAAATAATTAAAGTTTTAATTACTCGCTTGCGCCAATCCACCCTTCTTCTTCTTCGTCATAAAAGCTTTTTGGGTCTAATTCGTCTCTAATTATGTCGCTGATAGCGACATCTGAAAGGTTAAAGCACCATTCACACACATAAGTCTTTCCTTGTAGTCCGCATGAATCTATGAATCTATAATCCCTACTCTTGACCTCGTGTTTTCTGCAAATTTCACACCCCCATTTCATTTTTTTAGCCACTACCCCACCTTCATCTTTAATTATTGACATAATAAGCCCTATGCCTACAACGGCAATAATTAGAATTAATCCGAATAAATGATTATTACATATATCCATTACTTCTCCTTTTTATTTTTTAGGTATTCAAACACCCCATCGTACTCTGTGTAGATGTCTCTATCCTGTTGTTCCCAATGTTCTTTTACTTCTTTTAATAACCACTCTATTTCATCAATAGGCTCATCACTTTCGTGATAAATCCATTTAGCTATTCTTTCATAATCATCATCCATCACTCCACCTCTCTTTCTTATTCGTTTATGCGTTCATCATATACCGACGCTAGGGTTACGCGCTCGGCTTGCTCTAAAACTTAAATGCAGTTTTAGAGACTTGTTTACTTTCATGTCGGTTAAGTCTATGCTAGCACCCTCAACCCCTTTGCCACGCTTGGACTTCCACCAAGTCTGTTATTACACCCTCGAAAAAGTCCATCTGCTTTTGGTCGTCGTTCACATCACTTTGCTCGATGACGTAGTTTAAGTTTAGGTGTTGCTTTAGTCCATCATGCATCTTATCTTGGTAGCCTTGACAGTTACTAATCTCTAGTTCATCTCCTACCCCAAACTCCCAATCTCTCAATAATCCTTGCAATCCCATGCTTAGAAGTCGTTGTATATCTAGCCTCTCACCCGCGCCCTTGAATTTTATAGCCGAGCATATCTGAGAATAGTTACGCTTTCCTCTGTAACCTCGGCAATTCACTCCGATAACCTCTGTCGCGAAGCCTAGTTTAGTTAGCATGTCGGTTAAGACCGCTAGCACCGAGACAAGTTTTGCGAAATTCCTCTCGTTATTTGAGCATGACAGTCCAAAGTTCATACCAATTCGTATGTTTTTTGCTTTCTTGTTACGCTTATGGGTTATCCAAGTGTTATCCGCGCCTCCAAGATAGCGGTCTATGTCTATCTCATCTCCCTCGTCCATGAACCTTCTTGTCCTCATACAAGACAAGCCTTGCTGATAAAACTTCGAGACATTGAGGCTACTCTCAATAGAAGTGCGCATCTTTTGATAACTGTCCAGCATCATCTTGCTAGCTTTACCCATTTTTAGAGCGTTATAATGCTCTCTTTTCGTCGGGAAAGCTAACCCATACCGCCACTTGTTTTTATGCGAGCCACTTTTATCTTTAGTCTTATGGTAAAGCCACCCATTTTCGGTAATGACATCGAAGTAGTCATATAGGTTAGCGAACTCCATATAAGCGTAATGATTATCGTCGAGCGTTATTTCTGTATGTTGTCTCATGCATAACTCCTTAACATTCTATCCCAATTCAATTTACCTTTTTCTTCGTCGGTAAAATCGGTGCATATTCGTTCCAAAAACCAAGGCTTACTCTTGCCCGCCTCTGCCCAAACATGAGCATCGTAGAATCGTCTCGTCGAAACGAAACGTCTATCTAAGCTAGCTTTTTTAAGCTCTGCCCTTAAATCCCATAACATGCTCGCCCAATCAACATACACTCCGACGAGTTGTCTCTCAAGATTCCTGTCATAATCTACCCATATTTTAACATCTCCAAACCTGTCCAACTTAGCACCATCTTGTTGCATCCTTCCCGAATATGAGAAATCCATTCCATCGCCCCATGTATTAGCTACCTCGGCATGGTAGTAGTGGTCATGTTTGAAAGCCATAGGGTCATCGGTTCTATTAGGGAGCGCAATAAAGCCTTGATTGTCGGTCATGGCATGAGTAATAAGGGCAACATTAGGGTCAAACCCATCAGACTCGTCGAACAAATTAAGACCACCATTCTCAAACTTGTCCACCACTAGACCCTCATGGTAGTCTCCATTAGCATCCATCTTACCTAGCAACTGCGCCTCTGAGAGTCCGCCACTACAAGCAATATATTGCATTGAGGTCGAAGGGTCAAATCGGTGGTTTTTTGCTATGCCCTTCCAAGCATCTTTAATGAGGGTTGATTTACCCGTACCTGCGGGGCCAACTAACAACACCTTCTGTTTGTAGTGCAAACATTCAAAAACGTCGTTAAGTTTTTCATGGGTTACCTTATCACTCGTCTCAATAACGGGCTTATCCTTGACGTTTATAATAATCGGTTTCCTTAGCGTGCTAATTCGCTCATCAACTTTTTCTATTAAACCATCGGATAATCCCACCATTTCTAGCGAGAGGCTTTCCTTGGTAGTTTTGATAGCCTTATTAATCGTGTCCTTGACCTCGTTACCCAATGATGACTTGATATGTTTTATAAGCACACCTTCTAGTGAGTCGGAAGTCAAGGGTTTATTCTCGCTAGGTTTGGGTTGATTTTCACTTGGTCTGTGTTCGTCGTTTGGAAGTGTTCCATTGACTAGGAACTGAATCCGTTGCTCATTAACACAAGTTTGTACCCATGATGAGAGCATATTTAACTCTCTGCATTTTCGAATACAATGCCTTTTTAGATAGGACGTTGGTTTATCTCGTAATTCGTTTATTTTGTAGTCCAAAATTGAACTCCTTTTCGTTTTTGGTTTCGGTTTTGTTGTGCTAGCCTTTTATACTTCACATTGCATTTAGAAGTATAAAATGCTAACCATTTAAGATTGTAATAGTATTATTAGGAACGCTGATATACCTAAGATTATGCCTGTGCAAAACAATCCACAGAAGACTGCAAGCGCTAGCTTGTCTATTAATGTGTTTTTTCCCACTATTTACCCCTTTCTAATTCTTCTTCTAACGATAGAACCATTCTTGCCATAAACTCCCAATAACCCTCAATTATTCTATCTTCTTGCTTTTCTGTTAATTCACTATCAACTGACCCCATAGCTTTAGCAAATTCTATAATATCACCATTACAGAATGGAATATTAATCGCTAATCCACTCAACCACTCAGCCAAAGCCTTACGCTTGCCTAATCTTTTAATATTAAAGCCATATTCTTTATTAAATCTATTAAATAGATATTCTATTTTCTCCTCTCTTGATGTCTTTTTATCAACATCTAGGCAACCAAGAATAAAATTCTTGTAATTTGCTTTATATTTTGTATGATGAAGTTTCATGCGCTGAATTTCTCCTTTAGTTCGTTGGTTAAAGTGGTCATTTCTGATTCCTCGGTCTTGTGCTTTTTCTCCATAGCTGACCCTATATGGAATCGTTTCCCATATAATCTCTGACGGCTATTAACTTGCCGTATATACTTGCTAGCACGCTTCTTGCTATTAAACTTTTTGTGTCGGTCAAAGCCAACACCCTCGCTAGCTGATACCTTTACCGAGATGAATTTGCCATCTTTTTTAGTCTCTTGATTCTCGACAGTAATCACGATGTTACTCCGATGCTGATTGCTGTTAGCATAAAGGCTAAAGCTGAACCCTTCAGTATTAGTGAGGGTATAGGGTTGAAAATTAGGAAAATTCGGATTTGTTGTTTCATTTCTACCTCTAGTCTTATTATGGGTTATAGTTCCTATAAACCCATAATTAGACTGAGTGGAGGTTCTGGTCTAGCTTGGCATGATGGCTTAGTCTATTCTCTTGGCTCTTAGTGAGGGCTAGAGGTCTAAATCCTAGTGTATTAGCTAGGTTATAGCTTGGTTATAACCTGACTTTATCGAGGGTAAAGCTACCCCTCGCGGGAAATAGGGCAAAAAAAAACCCCGACCCTCTCCGCGAAGAGAGAGCCGAGGCTCTTTCGTTAGCTAACTCTGTTAGCTACGCTTCGTATCTATCGAAGCCGTCGGCTTCGTACTCCCAACCTCGAGGCATAGTATCGAGCATTGCCATCCATTCCTCGTCGGTGTCCTTCGCATGGCTTGGTGCGTTAATATCGCTCGTGAAAGCTAGGTAAGCGCTCTCGTCATGCTCTATCGTCGCGACTCCTTCGCGTTCGATGAAGGCATCAATCAGCGAGATTTGACCCGTAGGGTCAATCGTTGCTGTTTGGGTTGGTGTTTCGTGGTTTCGTTCAACAGCTACGCTGTTGGTTTGTTGTTCAATCATGACATTTTCCTTTGTCGTTAGTTAAGCCCCGACCCCTCGTCGAGACATGACCCTAATTTAGGTACGAACTGCAACACATAGCAAGGAATTTCATCACTATACCGACGGCATAGCACGAGCTAGCTTTGCTCAACCTCGACGAAAAAACCGAACTCAACGCGAAACGCATGAACCGAACGCATATGCGTGGGGGCGCCCGTTTATAATGTACCCTCCATAGAAATTTTACACTATTTTCTAAAACTAGGTTATAACTAGGTTATAACTCTTTATAACTCTTCTTCTTCCTCTTCTTCTTCTACTTCTACTTCTACTTCATCTTATATTATATTATAGCTAAAGAAACTTGTCAGTTTCTTTGAAGAGTGTATAAGTTTGAAGTAACTTAGCTTACATAAATAAAGGAATTATTATGCCATTTGAAATACGCGAAGGTTCTGGCTCTATATTCGAGAATGATAATAAAAAGAGCGAGAATGCACCCGACTATACGGGAACTGTGAAGCTACATGGGGAGTTATACTCATTAGCGCTTTGGAATAAAATTGGTAAATCAGGCAGACATTATCAAAGTGTCAAGATTCAACCAAAAATGGAAAAAGCACCCTTTTAAATAATTGTTATGATGGAACTATGGATGGAGTATGGAATAACGGGCGTGGTTGTAGCGCTCTTTGTGGGAATGATTGGCTTTCTTCAAAAAGCCTTGATGGGAAAATTGAACGAGATAGAGCAGATTTGTATAAAACTTATTGATAGATGGAATCGGTCAGACGAAGCTAGGGACAGAAGACATGAAGACCTAGTTAAAGAGATGAATGATATATCTGACGATTTAAACTGGCTTAAGGGGAAATCCGATAAATCATAGAGTAATAGCACAATTACTCAATATAATTCATGTTTTCAGGCGTGGATGGAACTCCGCGAACTATTAGTGCCTAATCGCAAAGCTAAAGCAAGGAAAATGCTAAAACGTAGGCTTGCGCGCGAAAATAAGCGTAGAAAACGAGAGCAAAAAAAGAGGTTAAAGCGTGAAAGTCTCCTGTAGAAATAGAATTTTTGATATATATTCCTTAGAAGAGTACAATAATAGCGATTGGAAAGGTCCGTCTGCTGTTTCAAACTGGAGAAAGGCTGAAAAAGGCGATTGGGTCGTTACGAAGGATGGATTTGTGCTGGAAATCATTGGAAAGAGGAAAAGACACCCTAAAACTCATAAAAAACCCTTTTATATGTTAAAAAGCGGTTTTGGAGAGCATCCTACCTATAAAAAAAATATTTATGCCCGAGAACAGGCAGATTATGCTGATAATCAATATAAGGGTAAAAATTTAGTAAAAAGCGTCAATGCGACGACTTTGCAGCAGTCTTTTGCTGATAAATTGACAATGGATTTTAAACCAGATAATAAAGGGCAATTTAATTCTGAAGATATTGTAAATTGCTATATGTCTACATATATGGACAATAACCCTACGCAAGCTTTACGGCGGGGTACTAACTTATTGAAAAGAGATTATATTAAGGAGCGAATCAGTATGAATCTGCGCGATAAACTTATTGAACAGGGTTTGAATGATGAATATGTTGTAGAAAAGTATAAAAATCTTATAGATGGAGATACTCCACACAATACTAAGCTTCATGCATTAAATAGAGTTTCAGAATTACTTGGACACGCGGTAAAAGAAAAAGAAACTAAGAGTCAAAGCATAATAATGATAAGTGAAGGTGATAAAAAATTATTAGCTCAAGTTCGTAAAGAATTAAGTGATAAAGAGCTTAACAAATTGATGGGGAAGGTAAAAAAAGAAGGTATAGATGGCATTGTCGAGTCAAAAAATGGTAAAAGCCCAGTACAAACTAGAGATTGACACAAATCAGGAAGGTGTCTTGGTTTTAGATGGTAATACTTATTCTATAGATGGGGACGTTGTTCAATTTATATCAGATATTATGGAAGAATTAAAAGATTTGCGAAATAAGGTTGATGTGTACGAAAATAAAATAATATTAATACAGGGAGAAGCCTAATGTCTAAGTATGGAACAGGAGCGTCTAAATATTCCGATGGAAGCTCAAAATTAAAAAATACATTAAAACGGACTAAGAAATGGAAAACAAAAAAGAAAAAGGCATCAACGAAGAAATCAAAAAAATGATTTCCGATAGATTAGATTTTGGACAAGGTAAATATAATCAAGATGTACCAATAAATGACAATAGGGACTTTACACAAGAGGCTCTAGAGGAATTACTTGATGGTTGTGTATATCTAGCTGCGGAAATATTGAGATTGAAAAATAATAAGGACAATGGTTAATGGAACTCTCGTATACCATCGAAGAAAGAGAGGCTCTACTGAAAAGAATGTATATGGATATATTTTTTTTCGCGAGGTTTATATTAGGAGACAATGAGCAACCTATGCATTACCATATCCGAAAACCGAGTCCTCCCTTTCACAAGGAGATAGTTAATGAGTTGCTAAAGCTCAAACGAGGGGATAAAATGGCGGTAGTAGCTCCTCGTGGACATGCTAAGTCTACATTGATTAACTTAGTATATCCATTACATAGGATGTTGTTTGATGAAGAGAAGTTCATCTTATTAATATCAGAGTCAGAAAGACAGTCAAAATTTTACTTGGAGACATTAGGAAATGAAATTGAACACAATGAAAAACTCATTTATTTTTTTGGGGACAGGAGAGGAAAAACTTGGGGAAAAGAGGAAAAAGATTTTGTCACAGGCTTTGATGAAAAGGGCGAGCCAAATAGTTGGTGTAAGGTACTCGTTCGCGGAACGGGGCAAAAAGTAAGAGGTTTAAAATATGGAGCCTATAGACCAACCCTTACAGTTATTGACGATGGAGAGGGTGAAAAGAACACAGCAACAGAAGCGTTGAGAGACAATTTTAGAGGATGGTTGAACGGAGCAGTTATAGCAGGTTCAGCAGATGCAAAATTAATTTTCATTGGAACTATCGTAGATGAGGAAAGTTACCTCAATAGAATCGCTGGTCCTTTATCTTATAATAAAAATAGAACTAGAAAAGTAAAAGGGTGGAAATCATTATTTTATCAAGCAATCATTCAAGATACGGAGGTAGGAGAGTTCATAGCCAGCGGTAAAGAGATAAAAGATAAAAATGGCAACCCTAAAGTATTGTGGGAAGAGTATAGAGGACACGATTGGCTTGTAGCTGAGAGAGAAAGGCTAGTATCAGAGGGAGATGTAGCTTATTTTTATCAGGAATATCAAAATATACCAATGGATGATAGTTTTCGTGTATTTAAAAAAGAAGACATGCAGTATTGGGAAGGAATTTATTCTTATAGCCAAAATCACTCTTTTGTTATCGTGGATAAGGGTGGTGAGAAAGTGGAAACCCCGATAAATGTATTTATAGGAGTAGACCCAGCGGCTAGTGAGAATGTAAAAGCAGACTATACTGTTATTATGGTGGTAGGTGTAGATAAAGAAAATAATATATATGTTCTTGACTATTTTAGAGGTCAAGTAACTCCAATGACCTGCGCTGATAAATTATTTGAAATGATGGAGTTTTATAACCCTCGAGAAACAAAGATTGAGGAAACGGGGCATATCATGTTAAGTGAATATGTTATACAAAAATCAAAGAAAGATGGACATTTTTATAATATTAACCCTAAAAAAGCTATTAAGTCTAAGTATTATAGAATTAAACAAATGCAACCATATTTTGCATCAAAGGCAATTTTCTTAAAAGAGAATCATTGGGAATTAGAAAGTGAACTATTGAACTTTAAGGAACATGGAACATTTAAGAAGGATACTCTCGATGCATTGAGATGGGCTTTAGACGATGTTTTTGTTCCTAGAGTCAAGTATGACGATGAGGGTAATATCCTTCAGTATCATTCTAAGGTAACTGGAATGGATTGGGAAACGGGGCAGTTAATTTATGCGTAGTATTATATTATAATAATTAATTAATATCTCCGATAGAATATGATTAAAATAAAAGAATTATCTCTAGAAGAACTTGATGCACGCGATATAAGAGATGAATATACTAAATATTCTTCAGATGCGTCAGATTGGCGATACCAAGTAGCAGAAGACGAAGAGTTTTTCCTTGGTATGCAATTAACAGTCAATCAAAAAGATTATTTGTTAAGTATAGGACAGCCACCAGAGGCTAATAATAAAATAAGACCTGCCGTAGAGCAGGTTTTGGCTAATGTAGCAAGTTCATCTCCCGAATGGGACGTTATTGCAACAGGTCAAACTGATAATGATATTGCGAATGTATATAATGCTCTATTGGATAAAATATGGAACGATTCAGGCGGGGATAGACATTTTAGGAATATTTGTAGAGACTATATAGTTAAAGGTGTCGGGTATATGTATGTATATCCAGATTGGCAGGCAGAGCAAGGGGCTGGCGGTATTAGAATAAAAAGAATAGCCCCAGAATGTGTATTTGTAGACCCTAACTCGACTGATTCTCATTATTCTGATGCTGGGAGTATAATTTTATCTGATTTACACACCAAAGAGTCTCTAAAAATTCATTTTCCCGAATATGCGAAAATAATTGATGACGCAAGGGAAGATTCTGCAACTAATTTTGATTCTACAGATAAATATAATAGGGATACTAAAAGTTTACGCTCGAGCAATATTCCGACTGATGGACAGCCAATGGTTAGAAAATTTGTTCGCTGGTCTAAAGTTAATGTCCCAAAAGTTATGATTACTGATAATCTAACTGGTTTATATCAAATCATAGATAAAGAAGAATATAAAAAAGCTCAAAAAGAGGAAAGATATAAAGAATATTTAAAAGGTGGGCAAATATTAGAACAATTAGTCCATGAAACTCAAATAAGAGAAACATTTGTAATTGGCGAGACTATTGTATACGATGAAGTCCTCCCAATGAATAGATACCCAATTATTCCAGCTTGCAATGAGCATAATGGGACTCCTTATCCAGCTGGAGATGTTAGGCATGCAAAAACTCCGCAGAGAATGTTAAATCGCGTCGAAGCTTTACTTATAAGCCATGCAACAAGTACAGCAAGCTTTAAATTACTATATGAAGACGGAGCTATTGACAATGAAGAGATTGAGAAGTGGTATGTCCCGAATGCTATTATAAGAGCAAATCCCGGAGCATTAAGAGAAGGAAAAATAAAAGAATTTGCTCCTCCAGCTATTAGTGGACAATTATATAGCGAAAAACAAAGATATGAAGTAGATATAGAAACAATTTTTGGTGCTTATAAATTTCAACAGGGCAACCCTCAAGGAGCTGTTGGGACTGTAGGAGAAGCACAAATTATAGATGAAGCAGCTGCTAGAAAGCAGAATTGGAAAATATTACCAATATATGACATGCTAACTGAAGCTGGAAGATGTGCGTCAATGTATATCCCATTTGTCTATAATAAAGGAAGAGTATTAAGAATTTTAAATCCCATCGGTACTGAAAAAGAAGTTACGATTAACACTCCCGGAATTAACAACTATACTCAAGCAGTAGAAATGCTTTATGACGTTACATCAGCTAATGTTGATATAAAGGTTGTAATGGGAAGCACAAGAGCAAAGACTCCAAGTGCAGACCTAGCGAGAGATATAGGATTATTGCAAGCGGGCATATATGATAAAACTCAGGTTATTATGAATATGCAAGCGGATGTTGATAAAACTGCATTAGTACAAAGAATGGGTGAGATTTCCCAGTTATCTGCTGAAAACGAACAGTTAAAACAGCAGCTAGAGAACCTATCTGGTGACCTCCAGACTAGGGAAAGGGAACTGTTCCATACCCGAATGCGCGCTGAAGTTGCAGAGGCTACAAAACCCGTTCAGAAGGCTGTAAGCAATCTGCAAGCAACCGCAAAGGCGGAACAGGATAAACAGAAGGAACTCACGCGGCAAACAGCCGATGATTTGAGTTTCATGTCAAAACAATCTATAAACTCGGAAACCGAAGCCCCGTCAGCATAGATGGGTAACTTCAAATAGTTAGGAGCATAGAATGAGTGATAAAGAAGTACAGAAGACAGAAGAATCAGGTTCTGATAACCAGAAAGACGTTATGGATTCATTAAAGGAATTTAATAATCCAAGCGCAGAAGGCTCAGAAGAGATGGAAGCCAAAGAAGCTGAAACCAAGGCAAAGCCTCAGCCTGAAGAAAAGTCAGACGTCAAAGAAAGTCCAAAAGAAACCGAAGAATCAAATGTTAATTGGCTTATTGAGAATAAATTTCGCAATGATGATGAAGGAAGGCAGAAATTGGCAGACTCTTATAAAAACATGCAAAGCATGAAAGATAAAGCTGAAAAGACGCTAAAATCACAGGAAGTCGAATACGACAGATTAAAACAACTTGACCAATTCCTACAAGAGAATCCAAATGTGGTTAATACTCTTAAAAGTGAAGTTAAGAAAGTTGCTAAAACTGAAGATTCACCCCCTGTTAAACCTGAAGATTACGATATTTTAGATGAGCAAATTGATGGTTCTAGTTCTCAAGAATGGAGAGGACAGCACGATAAATGGTTAATAAAGCAAGGGGCGGCACAAGCGATGCAGTATGTAGACGATATTCGTCAAAAAGATGCCAATACCCAAGCTTTACAATCAGAAGTCAATGAGCTAAAATCTCTTGGCATGTCAGACGATGAAATTAACAGCTATTATGGCTGGATGGATAGTCCTGAGAATGTCACTACTGAGAATAAAGTTAAGATTTATCGGATTTTGAATGGACAGGTCAGTCAAGAAAGCATAGGTGCTGAGGCACAAAGCAATTCTTCTGATACTGATATTAAAGAAATGTCTAAGAATGTTAGCGCGGGAGCCGTAGAAGGCAAAGCGCCAGCAACTAAGACAAGTTTTGAGAAAGAGCAGGATAATTGGGTGTCTAGCATTATGCAATTTTCGAAATAGTAAACTACATGGAGTAGTAAATTATGGCACAAACTTATGGAGCTGGGACAACTACCCAGTTTAGTGATGGTACGCAACGTCAAGTTCTAGAACTTGGGTCGCAAATTCACTATTACAATCCAAGTGTTACTCCTATTCTGACTGTATCTGGGCGCGCTTCTATGAATGGCACACCAGTACCTATCTTTGAATGGATGGAAGACGAATATTACGTCAAGCGTTCTACAATTATAGCAGCAGCAGATATGGTAGCTGACACAGATGTTGTCGATTCCCAAACTGGCGGAATTGGTGGACATCAAAGTATTATTCGCTTACAACGCCAAGCTCAAATGGAGCTTTTCGAAGTAGGTGGGGTATATACTATTGCTGGCTCAAGCGGTCAAGGTGAATCAAACACTCATTTTATCTGCATTAATGTTGGTAAAGACGTAAATCTTGCGTCTCCCGGAGATAAAGACGTTCAATTTGTTGGTGGTACTTATTCAAGTGGCACTTTTACTTTGAATGATGTTGCAGACGCGACTGATATGATTACTGCTGCTCAAGAAACTACAATTACTTTTATTGGTACAGTTTCTGGCGCAGGCAGTTCAAGCAGTAAGTACGCTTGGCAAGGCGGTACTGATGGTAATTCATTTACCACTACTGAAACTTTTGCAGTTCGTGGTCCAGCCACAGGTATTGCAGAGGGTGCAGCAGTCGGTAAAGAAACACGGAAAAAAGTACGCAGGTTGAAAAACTGTACTCAAATTTTCCGTGAGCCTTACGAGATTACTCGTACAGCTCGAGTTTCTAAGCAGTACGGCGGACCTGAACTTGCAAGATTGCAAGCTCGCAAGCTAGCAGCTATCAAGGTTAATGTTGAACACGCTTTGCTCTTTAACGGAGCAATCTCTCTAGATGCAACTTCATCTGCCCCAACAAGGACTTTTGCTGGACTTGGAGTAGGTGGAACAGCTGGCGTTGTTCAAACTAATAATGGCGATGCTAATACAGCATATCAGCTAAATAACTCAAGCGGAACTCAAGCTAATTTTGATGACGTTTTAGAAGCTGTCTTCCAAGATATGGTAGATGGTTCAATGCATAAAACAGTTTATGCGTCGAACAAATGGCTAACTAAAATGGTTAAAATGGTTAGAGCCGATACCTCTGGGCAAATGAATGCCACAATGGGTACTGAGCAAAAAGCTGGTCTTCGCGTAATGGAATATATGGGACCTGTTGGTTCTGTAGATTTTGTTCCTCATCCTCTTTTAAAAGGTGGATACGAAGATTATGCAGTAGCTATCGACCATGCTAACTTTGAAGTTCGCCCACTTAGCGAATCTGGTTTCCAACTTAGACGAGATATTGTCAAAGATGGTTCAGATGGACAAGTAGACGAATGGTTAGTGGAACTTGGACCTGAGATTCGTCAGGAACAGACTCACGCTATCTTAAAGCTAGTCTAAATGGTAAATGGTTTTCGAGGGGGCAGCAATGTCCCCTCGATACATAATATGAAAGGAAAATGAAATGGCAGGAAAACTAAGATACGCTATTAGCGTGACGCCATTAGAAACAGTAACTGAGCATTACGGATATACAGCATCTGAAGAAACGAATATTTTGACAGACGCAACAACTCGTAGCGTTGATGTTGTTATGACTGAAGTACAAGAGACGCTAGGATGCTCTAGTGCAGATTTTACAATAGCTACAACTGCTTTAGTAAACTCTACTAATGGATATGCAGATGGAACTGGATACATACTATCAGCTCCGGGTCATGCTACAGCAGTAGTGTTACCTACTCTTGCGGCTTGCGACGCTTTGTATATTGAGAACACAGGTTACCGACAGTCTTCAAGTGGAGCAAAGCAAACGGCTACTGCAAATACTACTGATTATTTAGTGGTTGCGACTGCTGCTACAGGTGGAGTTATAGTAGCTTCTTTAAAAGCAAATGAAGGAGTTTTTCTTCCTTTAAGAGGAACGGGAACTGCTCAACAGTTTTTTATAAGGTCAGCTGCTCTTGACGGGACTACTGGTGGAGGAAATACATTAGGCGCTAAGTTTCTATCGGTAACATAGATAAATGAAATATAAAGCAGCATTTGAAGTTATAGACGCTGGGCTTATTAAAGCTCAACTCGGGTTTCCTCCGATTGAAACATTGAAAAAGGAATTTTTTAATTCCAAAGTTCAAGAAGTTGGATTAAGAGCAGATAAGAAGAAGAATTCTGAAGCATTTACAACTACCGCAACAAATAGCTACACATTTACAAATACAGACGTTACTCCAAGAATATTTAAAGTTCAACTAGATACTTCGCTTGTCCCTTTTGTTAGCGAAAAAAGATATATAGACAACTTAGATGAGTCTAAAATTGATAATATTGGATTTTTTTATAAAGAGACAGTAACTGGACCAGAGAACGCAGCGAGAAGTGTGGTAAAAAAGATTTATTTTACAAAAGATACTGAATCGGGTAAAACTCTTACAGTTTCATACTATGCAAGTCCAGCAGCTTATACTGACTTAGATAGTTATATAGATTTACCAAACCAATTAATTCCCTCAGTTATCCACTATACGCTAGGTCATTTCTTAGCTTTAGATGGGCAAATGCAAATGGCATCAGGACATAGAGGGTTAGCAAGGCAGATTGAAGAAGAATATACTGCAACAATCAACACAAGAGAGGCAAAGCCAGATATTATACCATTGCCATTACAGGATTTCTTATAATGAGTACATTTAAAGTAGAAATTGAAGATTTAATTGGTTCAGTAGGTGATGATACTTTTTTAACCGATTCTGTACTAACTACAGCTAAAGAGGTTATAAAAGCATTACCAATAGATAAATTATGGAGTGTTTCTGAAACTAGTTCAGAAATAACATCCCAAGCTCATGATGTCGGAGAAGCTAAGGTTATAAAGGTTCAAAGAGAGACAGGTTCAAACGGAACTTTTGCTAATTGCACAGAAGTGTCTATGGATTATGAGGATAGAGTGCAAGATTCGGATAGTATGTTTTATCCAAGTGTTACTAATCCTGTTTATTTGTTAAAAAATGCAAATGTCTGGGTTTATCCAGCTCCAGAGAACTCTCCAAATAGCATGAAAATAACTACTGTTGCCTATCCTTCTTCTATTACTATAGGGAGTGCTAGCGTAGGAAGTGGTATAAGTTCATTCCCCAATGAGCATGAGCCTTTAGTGGTTCTAGGGGCAGCTACAAAAGGATTGCAATATCTAATGGCTAGAGTTAAAGACAATTTTTCTGGACTTGCTCCTACATTTGTAGCGCCTACAATGGGGACAGTTGGTGCATTAACACTACCAGACCCACCTACTGTTCCAAGCTTGACGTCTACAACAGTAATTTTTGGTCAAACTGTTCCTACTTATTCAAAACCGACAGTTAGCATAGCTAGCTTTCCAACATTAACATGGGTTTTCCCAGTATCTCCAACCGCACCATCTTTGCAGGCAACTACAATAAGCTTCAGTCAAACGGCGCCGACCTACGTTAAGCCAGTATTTTCTGAGCCATCATTCCCAACAATTAGCGCGATGAGTTTACCAAACACTTCTATAGCTCCCCCTGAGCCGTCTTTTACAATCCCAGATATAGCTGCTGGCACAATAGGTTCTTTAGGAACAGCGCCAACATATACAAAACCAGTACAATCTTTTGACATTGGACAACTAGAAACATTTTTAGAAACAAACGAAGACCCAGAATTAGCCCAAGTACAGATTGGTAGACTATCTCAAGAGCTTGGTCAATATCAAGCCGATATGCAAAACGCGCTGAATGATTTCAATAAAGAAAATGCATTATATCAATCGACAGTCCAAGAAGCTATCCAAAATGCTCAGATAAAATCGAGAGAGAACGAAGGGGAAGCAAATTTAAAACTATCTAAAGAACAACAGGAGTATTCAGCTAGGTTGTCAAAATATCAAAATGATGTTGGAAATTATCAAGCTCAAGTTAATAAAGAAGTGCAGAGGTGGACATCGGAGGAGTTTAATAAAAAGATACAAGAATGGCAGACTAAATACAATAACAGGCTTGGTCAATATTCTTCAGACATTCAAAATGCTCTAAATGTGTTTAATAAAGAAAACGTAGAATATCAAGCACAGCTTCAAATTTCTATTCAGAATGCCCAGCAAGAGGGAAGCGATGATGTCCAAAAACTTCAGAAATACCAGAACGAGATTTCTACTTATCAGTCTGAGGTTGGGAAAGTCGTTCAGAATAACCAAGGTCAGGCTAGCGAGTGGCAGGTAAAACACAATTTATTACTACAACAATACAATTCTGATATTCAAAATGAGTTAAATGAGTTTAATAAGGAATCGGCTATCTATCAGGCTCAATTACAAGTATCACTACAGAATGCTCAGTTAAATTCAGAAGATGATGCTCAAAAATTACAGAAGTATAATGCTGAAGTAACTTCTTATCAAACTCAAACTTCAGCGACTGTTCAGAAATGGGCGCAAGAAGAGTGGGGACAAAATTTTGAAAAATATAGTTCAGACTATGTTAGAACTGTAGAAAAATATAATGCGGATGTTCAGAAGTATGGAGCTGATTTACAGAAATATAATTCTGAATACCAATGGTATCAAGACCAATATGCTAGATTAGACAGTCAATACAAACAAGGATTACAGCTTATATTAGCGGGGAGTGTGCCTCAAGATGCCCAAGCAGGTGTATAAATTAGAAAGATTTGATGGCGGGACTAACGACCATTCAAGCCCAAGAGACATTGGGGACAATGAAGTTGTTTCTATTGTCAATGGATTTGTTGATTCTGTCGGGAAAGTAAGAACTGCCCCATTGTCAAATACGATTTTATTAACTACAGATGGTGGTACACCAAATTCTTCTAGCGCAAATAGGATGAATATATTAGACGGGGAAGTTATTAATGGCGATGGTTTGTTTCTCTTTAGTTCCGATTGGCGAGGGGGACAAATTAAAACCACAGGCACACATACTGGAAGTAACGGAGCTTCTATTTTAGAGGACGATACAAACCAATTTGTTGAAGATATATTGAATAGTGCAAAGGTTTACAATCTTACTGATGGCAGTAGCGCTTCTATTAGTGATACATATAATGGTTCGGCAGCTGGAACTGGCGATGGGAAATTGGTTGGCACTTTAGCGGGTGGAACTGATACAGATTGGGATACTGGTGACTCTTATAGAGTATATGGTATGTCTGGAGCTAGTTCTGTCACGGAAACTGGAGAAGATTATCTGTGTATACCTAGGCAGAAAGCAACTGGTGGCGGGGTATATATAAAATCAAGGAATGGCGGGAATTCTGCTGTAGCGATTATTGAATTTAATTCTAATGTAAATATTCTTCCTCAGTATTATTCAGTTGATGGTGTATTAAGGGTCTGTGACTCTGCTATTACAACAAATTATGAATCTACAAATGTCAATAAATGGTATGGTTATATTAACAGAACTTTATTTGAAGGGTTTCCGTCTGCATATCAGCATACAATAGATGGTTGGATTACAGAAAATTCTGAGCCAGCATCTCCAGCAGAGGGTTCAGATTTAACTGCTGGGGCTGAAATCACAGGAGACTCTGGGTTTTATACCGATACTACCGATGTGGCTAGTACGGGGACCAACAATGATACTGGGTATACTTCTGCTACTGACGCTATATCAACTGCTAGCGGAGATACTTTGACAAATAAAGCCGCTGGCACATTGCAGGGCGGCACTTTTTCGGGGAATACAGTATCCTCAGCCGCTGTTCATATCAAATTAAATGCTAATAATAACGCAAACTGGAATGCTCAAGTTGTCGTTAGGATAGGACAGGCTAATAGCACAACTCAATTTCAGACTAGTGGTTATCAATATAAAATATTGGATTTCTATAATTTAAAAGGTTTTGGCGGGGAAGACCCCGATACAAGAGATAATCTTACTGCAGAGTTTACATTCAGCGGAACTGAATTTGATGTAACCTCTAATAATGCTAGAGTTAGCCTGAGGGTTCTATCTAACAGTTCTGGTGTTGCTCCGACAATAGATTATATGACATTCTTTAGCGGTTCAAATGGGGCAGAGGCATTTAGCTCAATAGACAATGGAGTTTCTGTTGTGGTGGGGGATTCGTATACGGCTTCTACAGATTGGGCTGGAGAATGGAATGTCGGGGTATCGTATGTATATGACGGAAAGCAAGAATCTTTAGTCAGACCATTATCTGTTGCTGGTGTAAAAACAGTAACATTAACAAAGGCTCCTTATACAAATGTTGGATTTAGGTATACTCCGAGATGGAATCAGCGCATCACAGGCATAAATGTTTATATGAAAAAAGAATCTGATTCTGATTGGCTACTTCATGCTTTATGTGATTTAAAGGTTGGGGAAATATATAGATACGGAGATTCTGAAAAAATTGTAGGTGCAGTTTCGGGAACTGCAGCAGATAAAACATATTTATTTAGTTTGGGTGGGGAATTAAGTTCTGATTTGCCTATTGCCACTTACGAATCTTATTCTGGAATACCGCAAGATACTAAATCTTTAACAGCCAGATTTAAAACAGCAGTTGTTGCTAATAGGCGCGTATATATAGGCAATGTTAAGATGCAAGACGAGCTTGGGACTACAAGAGTATTTGCTGACAGAATTATAAAAAGTCCGGTAAATAGATTTGACACTTTTCCAATACACAACTCTGTCGAGGCAGCGGTTAATGATGGGGAATCTATTGTTGAGCTGGTTGCTTTTGGCGACAGATTATTACAATTCAAAGAAAGAACATTATATATCCTTAATATAGCAGGAAAATATGAGTCTCTTGAAAGCACACATCAGTTTAGAGGCGTTACCCATAAGGGGGCAGTCGCAAAGATGGAGATTGGCGTAGCTTGGGTTAATAAACATGGTTGTTTTTTCTTTGATGGCAATACAATTAAAAATTTATTAGAGAAAAGAGGTATCCGAGCAATTAGCGAGTCTACTTGGACCGCTTTTATCACAGACGAGGCTTGCGTCTCCTATATCCCAAGCACAAGACAGCTTGTTGTTGTTTCATCTTATGCGGCAGGTGCAAATACAGGGGATGCCTATATATTTGATTTTGTTACAAATTCGTGGGTAAAAACTACAGATTTTACTAGTTCAACTTATTCTATTAGTAATATCACCCATTTATGGGATGGTTCTTTAGTCTGGATTGAGAATGGAGCTACAAATGTATTTTTGAAGAGGAAGGATTTATCGGCTCCTACAGCAACAATCACAGCCGCAACGATTGCTTTTGTTGACAGTAACCCAGATACAATAACTGATTCTGGGAATGGTTTTTTAACAGCAGGGTTTGAAGCTGGAATGAAAATTGTAGTTACAGGAGCAAGTGAGAGTGGGAATAATGCCACTTTTACTATTGCTTCCGTAGTCGCAGGGACAATCACCTTGGGCGGGAGCGACGCGCTTACAGCAGAAAGCGCGAGTCAGTCTGTTACGATACAATCTGGTACACCAAATTTTGAATTAATAACAAAAGAAGTTGATTTTGGCAACCCTGCTAGTAAAAAGAATATTTATAAAATAATAGCAACATATAAAGGTGGTTCCGCTCAATTAATTACTCCTACCTATGGAGTCGACGGCGCTACTCCAAGTTCGGCTTTTAATGCCGGAGTATTGAGTGTTACCGCCAATAGCAACCAGAATGTTTTAGAGATAACTCCATCGTCCTCAATTAAAAATGTTAAAAGTTTTCAGTTAAAACTAGCTGGTGTAGCGGCAAATACATTTGAGCTAAATGATTTAGGAATAGTCTATAGAGAGAAAAGGGTAGTATAATGGCAACGCCATCATTTTTATTAAACAGATATCAAAGAACTTTAGGAAACAAACCTCGCTTATTACAGAGAAGGATTGCCATAGAGAAGGATATAGAGGATAAAAAATATGCCGCAGATATTGATTTGATGAATCAAAAAATAAAAATAGGCGGTGCTGCTGTTGGGACTGGCGTAGACTATATGTTGGCTAAAAAAGGCGGATATACTGAAGGCTTTAAAGCATTTTTAGAAGAAAGAATGAAAGAAAAACAGGGGGGCAATACAACATACTCAATGAATAAAGACGGCACAATGTCTCCATCTTCAAGAGGCGGAGTAGTAGACCCTACAAAAAGTTACAGAACCTTTATGGAAGCTGGGCGGAAACAGGTGGGAGAAGATATTAAAAAAGGATGGGAGAATATAAAAGGTCTAATGCCTACTAAAGATAGTTTTTCAAAAATGTTTGAAAAAAGCTCGGGCGTCAAAACTCCAACTTTGCTGCATAATTTGGTAACAGGTGGTACTGATACTGATAAGTACAATCCTCAGCCAACATTGCAAGGCGGTGAGTCGCTTATATCCAAAGGAGAGCAGCATGCTAATATACAGAGAAAAAATGCAGAAAAATTTTTAGCGCAATATGAAGAAGGAGAGAAAGAAAGATATAACCAATTATTATATCCAGACAACTCGCCATCTGATTTAGCTCCTCAATATGCAACAACTATGCATGAAGCTGATATGTATGCAAGCTCTGGACGGCTTACGCCTACTGTAACGGAATCAGAATCTGCTCCAAATTATAAATATATAAATGAGAAGCCTGTAATGATTACTCCTCAGAAATATCGGGTTGCTCCAAAACCTACTCCGCTCTCATCTCCGCCTATTTATGGTGATGCCAAATCTCAGTCCTTAGGGTATAATGAAGCCCTAAACTGGTGGAAAAGATAATGCCGAATACAGCAGGACAACACTCTTCTGGAATGGCAGGCGCAACTGCCGGGGCTACAGTAGGGGCTGCCTTTGGAGTACCCGGAGCTATAGTTGGAGGAGTAATTGGGGGGATTGGAGGTTGGTTACTTGGCAAGTCAAGAGATACAAAAAAAGATAGGCGAGACAAAAGAATAGTGGGAGAGCTTGGAGACATGCAGAACACGCTAAGAGGTAGAGTGCCAGAAATATTAGAATACTATGCAAATTTAGAATCGCAATCTATGGCGCAAGATGAATTGACATCAAAATCAATGGTCGATGAATTTATTACTGGAAGTAATCAGTTGTTTAATTCAGGACAACAAGCAGTACAGCAAGGGAATCTTGCGTTCGGCGGGTCATTGGCAAAGGATATGGCAGATAATTGGGATAATATGTTTGATAAATATAAAACGCAACGCGGATTGCAAGATATTACTCAATCTAGGGACATGGCTAGTATTAATCTCTCAAAAACTGAGTCAGTAGAAAAAGTCGATGATTTAATATCAAGTTTAGAAATAGATAAATTGGAATTATCGTAATGGCGAAACAAGTAACATATACTGATATAGCAAACACGCGGGCTAAGGCTGAAGCTCTTGAAACTGTAAATGCTTATATGAGCAAAAGAAGAGACGCCAGAAGCACAATGAAGCAGGTAGA